ATTTGTTCTTCTGTTGGAGGTGCGGTCCCTTCTAGTTGTCTTATTCTTTCTGCTATATCTGCTTTACGTGATAAATGTGAATACTCAATAATCATATCGTTTGGTATTGGCACTCCAACATTTCTAAGTTCAAGAGCTTCAGCAAACTGCATTTCATCAAAGTTGTCTCTAGCAGGAGCAGTACCGACTATCACATCGTATTCCCCAAGCGTTAGATCGTTTATAATCTGGCCTTCTGGGGTTTGTTCATTTAGTCTTAATTTTTCTCTTGGTTTATAAGGGTCTTGCTCATTTGTGATCTGAATTACTCTTTCTTCTGTGTAATAAGATTGAACTAATTGTAAAATCTTTTCTGCTAAATATTGTCTTGTTTTAGCTAGGTTATCTAATGGCACTTGTAAAAGTAAAGAACCTCTGTTTTGTTTAGCATTTATGGCTACGCCAGAAACTTCTGGACTATCCATACCGAGCATAGCTTCACTAATACCACTTATCTGTTTAATATTAGCTGCTGCTTTTTGTCCTAACCTATCTAAACCTGTAGGTATTTGGTTAGGTGGTATTTTTGCTGGCGGGGTAGACCCACGGTTAAACTCTAACACTAAACCTGTTTCCGCTCCGTGTTCTTCTAGATCATCCGCAGTCATGCCCGAAAGAGAACCATTCTCTACAATCCAACCACTATTAGCTGTTGTATTTACTATATGTAGTTCTTGAGAAGTAATTTTATTAAGCTGCTCTTGTGGTGATAATAAGTTTCGGACCATACCAAACGGTTTCCCTCTTCGGAAGTATGGAAAGTAAGGTACGAGAGTAAAATGCTCATAAGGAGACCAGTCATCAAATAGTACTACGGTGTCCGCGGTCACGGTCCAGCGGACCTTTCGCATTTTTTTCTCTATGATATCTAGCCCAAACTGATCTGCAAACTGTTCTCTTTTCTTCTTACCCCAGTTATATGGCACCAATCGCTTATCGCCAGTAACGGGATCAACATAATACATGCAATCTTTTAACTTGTAATATTGTCTTTCTATAACTCTAATAGACCTGAGCATTCGTGCATTCTCCGGATCTCCGGGATATTGTTGTCCGTAGTTATATTCGTCTGTGTCTCCGTACCTTTCTTCTTCAAACTCCATGGAGTCAGCACCTAAAGTCGTGCCTGTTTCTGCTAGCATACGCAGTTGATCAGCTTGTTTCTGCCCATACGTTTCTTCTATTTCATCTATACTCATCCACTTGGTTTCAAATATTTCATTCCAAGTTCTTGGATCATAATGTTTTGCGTCTGGGTCTATAAGAATATCTAATGGGTCTTTTGCCTCTATCCTCACCTCTCCATTTACGTGATCGTCGAAATCTATACGAACATCAAACCATCCTCTATCTTGGATAAGCCCATCAGAAAAAACCTGTTGTTCTGTCCAATCTAATTTATTGTTATCAGCGATTTGTCCGTATACTTGTGTAAGTACATCAGCAATATCCTGGTTGCCACCACCTCTAGGTTTAAATTGTATATCTGCTTTTTTTGTACTTTGTTCCGCAAGTACTGCATTTATAGTAGGTAAAATAGTATTAATAGTTAAAGCTGGTCGACCTTGGTCATCAAGTTGTTGCATATCGAACTCATCCCATTGGTCTCCTCTGTAATACATATCACATTTTTTTGCGAGGTGTACATACTCTTCATGACCTGAATCTCTAGCTCGTGTGTATGCGTTCCACTGACTTTTTGCAAGCGTCAACTGTTCGGCTTTTGTTAAATTTTTCTTTGGTTTTTTACTATATGCCATATTACGCACTCATTGCCGATTTCTTTTTCGGTCCTTTTGCAATTAATTCTAACCTATCTCTCCACGAAGGTACATGCTCTGGTGCTTCGTAAAAAGTTGCGTACTCTGTCATCATCAAACCTACCCAGGCCAAAGCATCAACCTGGTCATCATGCACGCCATTAGGAAAACGCAAAAGTTCAGCCACAAGAGGCCCGGTCCAGACTGCATCTTCAGGTACAAAAACTTTTCCCTGTTGCATTCTACCTTGGATAGCTCTAGCTCTAGCTTCTTTATCACGTCTCCCTACTTTTAAATCTTTAAAATATGCAGAATGTAATCTACGTTCTGCTACACGTTTTTCTAAGAAAGGACCGATGGCCATTTCTATATGTCCACGTTCTATCCCCACTATACCAGGTCTCCACTGCTCGTAGAAATCTAATATTTTTTCTACTAATTCAAAACCGTCGTACTTACCGCGAATCATATCGACCACGAACATATTATCGTACTCGTCAATACCTACAGTTATGCCAACAGAATAATCATTTCTATCTCGTTGCCCAATAGCTAAATCCCATGCGCAATAATAACGCATCTTATCATAATCTATATCAGCTGGGTCATAATATTGAATCATATCCCTAGTAAAATAATCACCTTCATCAGATACTGGGTTTTGTTGATACAAAGCAGTCCAGTCTCTAGGCCCTATAGCTTTCTGTATCTTTTCTAGAGATTCTACATTGTATCGTTCGGGATGCAGCGGCTCGCCAATTGCACGAAACTCTTCATCTTCTTCTGCAATCGCTGGATATTTAACTACTTCCCAATCATCAGCTCCGTTTTCACCAGCCATTAACAAACGTCCGGCTAGATCATCATCATGCCATCTTGTTAAAATAACCAAGATACCTCCACCTGGAGCAAGACGGGTATAAGCAGTAGAAGTGTACCAATCCCAAGTTGCTTCTCTATTGTTCTCTGATTCTGCGTCTTCTCTGTTTTTTACTGGGTCATCGATTAATAATATGTGCGCACCTTTACCTGTGATACCACCGCCAACACCAGCTGCTACATAACCACCGCCTTCGGTTGTTTGCCAGGACTCTACGGACTGTGAATCTTTGTCTAATTTAGTAGATTCAAAAACTTTTCTATAATTTGGCTCTCTGAGCACTTGTCTGACCTTTCTAGAGAAACTCATAGCTAATGAACCTGAGTAAGAACAGCTAATAAACTCATGTCCAGGGTTACGACCAAGGTGCCAAGCAGGAAAGGCAATACTTGCTAAGGTAGATTTACCGTGACGAGGGGGCATAAACAGCATAAGTCTTGGGGATTTCTTATCTGCCACGTCTTGACTAAATTTTTCTAGCCTTTTACAGATATCTTTATGTACCCATCCTGCTTGGTAATCGGGATTAAACTTTTCTACGAAAGGTAACATGCGTTTTCTGGACAAAATACGTTTTGCCAGCTCTTGTTCCGCACGAATTTGAGCATTTTGCTCTTTTATTGACGTTTTTTCTTGTTTTTGGGGCTGCGGAAGCTGGTCTGCTTCGTCTGCAGCACAATAAACGCACAAACCTTTAGGTAAAACAAGGTTATCGGCTAAAAGTTTCTTACACTTATAGCATTCTATCTTAATTTGCTCTGTCACTTCTTCTTTTTAGGTGGTCTACCTCTTTTTTTGGGCTTTTTTTCCCAAGGTAGTGGTATTTTTTTCCCGGCTTTCTGCTCGGATACAATATGTGACGACATATAAACCGCCCAACCTATAAAAATAAGTAACAAAATGCCTATAATTTTCTCTATTATCTCCATTATTGTTTTATATTTATGTCAAATCTTCCGCCTGTGCCATCTCCTTCTTGTGGCCCGTAGTACCCCATAAAGTTTCTAACTTGTCTATATGGGTTAAGGCCTTGTTCTCTAATAGAACCAACGTACTCTCCAAGCTTTCTTATACCAGTAGATTCAGTTTTAGCAGGAAAATCGTAAATATCGCTAAACTGTAAGCTACCATCTGCTTGTTTAGTAGGAGCGTTAACCCTACCAAGAGTTGTTTTTAAATTGTAAATAGGGTCAGAAAGTTTAGAAAACTTAAAACTGTTATTAGAGCCCTGCGCAGAGTCTCCTGCTTGAACCCCTTCAAAAGCATTGTAGTCCATATACTGAATAGTATCGGGGTTTTTGCCTGCGTCTATTTTTTTCTGCCTAGCTTCTGGGGTTTGACTATAAGCATAAAGTTCTTTAAATGCTGCTAGCTCTTCTGAAGAAAGGTCTTTGTTTGTTCTATCTTGCGTAGGGTTAAAAATTTGTCGTATATTAATAGGTAAAACACTCTTGCTAGCTACGTCTGGATCCATAAGTTCTTTAGACCCTGCTCCTGGTATCTGTATAGTTTGACCAATTTTTATTTTGTTAGCGTCAGTTATATCTTTGTTTGCCGCTAACAATTCACTAGTACCTAAGTTTCTTTCTTTCGCTATTTTAGAAATAGTGTCACCCGCCTTAACGGTGTAAGATTGTGATGAAGGCTTATTGCTGTCACCTATGACTTTTGCAGTTATGCCTGCTGCGAATTTAATAAAATAAGACATTTAACACTTCCATCTTCTTCTTGCTTGCCTGATTCTAGAGTTTGGGTTGTTCCTAGTTTTAGCAGAACTTCGTTTTAACTGCCCTAGTGACCTTGCGCAATATGACTTTCTTCGCTTTGCAGCCTTAGAACCTTTCTTAACTTTACCAGTAACAGCGGTCTTTAACTTAGAACCGGGGTTCGCGCGCCTATATGCGGCTACACCCTTCTTGGTCATACCGGCACCAGCTTTGGTTTTTCGGTAATTACCGCCTTTTCCTGTTGTTCTTCGTATTGGATTTTCTTTTTTTCTTGGCATTATCTTCTTCTTGCTGGTCTTTTCTTCGCGGTCTTCGCGGATTTTCTGAAAGCTTTGGCTGTAGGTGCGCCTTTAGAACCAGGCTTCCTCATTTTTTCGCCAGAGCCAGCTTTTATTCTTTTACGCTTTGCGTGTATATTCGCGTATAGTCCTCGCTTAGCCATATTTCTTCTTACCCCCTTTGTACGACTTTTTAGTTGTACCCTTAGATTTTTTCTTTTTACCCATCTTTTTTTGCGGTGCGTTTATACAATGCATATTTATATCCTCACTATGTCATAAATTGTTTTTGTAGGGACCATAAATCGCGAGACAAATGGCACCTCCGACTTTTCATTATCGCCTGGACGTCTTTCGCCAAACTCTATATTAAATAGTGTACCATTAACTTGTAGCCAGGCGTCAACATATTCTTTAACTGTATATGACTTACCCGAACCAATTGGCTCGATAGTTTTGGACCCTGGTTGGCCGACCGCCGCTACCAATGCGGCGCACAGATCTTCTACGTGCACATAATCTCGGACACATGTCCCATCTGCCGTATTGTAATCATTCCCAAAAATTGTAAATGAACCACGGTCCACGGCCCGTTGGGTCGCGGCATATAAACCTTCGGGATTTGTTGGCTTGCCGCCGCCAACATTAAAAAATCTAAATATCGTGTAATCGGGACAGAGCTCCTGGACTATATCTTCCGCCATAAGTTTGGACCGAGCATAAGGTGATGTTGGATCATAAGCAGCACCGGTAGATGCAAAAATCATTTTTGCGTTTGGGAATGCTTCAATAACATTTTTAGTACCAACTACATTTGTATAGTAGTAGGCCGTAGGCCGCGCGACACTTTCGCCAACTTTTACTAAACCAGCTAAATGTACAACAACGTCTACTTCAGGATTGCATATAGATAAAGGTAATCGAATGTCCCAGTCATCTATATCAAAGGTTAGGATTTTTATGCCTTCTTTTTTAGAAAGCTGTTTTATAACTTCTTGGCCAATATACCCATTGGCTCCAGTTACAGCTACGATCACTTCTTTTTCTTTTTATTCTTAATGGCAGTGATTATGTCGCCTCTTGTTACTTTATTTTTGTCTCCATATAAAGAAGCAAGTTTTGAAGTCTTACGTTTCTTTTTTCTGGCTCTAGCAGCCATATCGTATTTACTAGTCATTAGTACCTCCTTGGGGTTCTAGGTATTTTGTATCTACACCAGCTAACTTTAACAGCTCGGAGTCCGGAAGTCTTTCTAGTTGCTGAATTTTATCTACATTAATATTAACTTGTGTTGCTTGTTCTGGTGCAAATAGACCATGAAGCTTGCACAACGAATCTACGACATTTTTTTCTTCGGTCGCTGTTGCTGATTTACGGTGAGCTTCCAGGTACATTTGAGTTGCGGTGTTTCTATCGAACTTAACTTCTTCGCGCATTTCTTCTCTTAGATACTCGATAGCTTGTACAAGCTTCGGTCTCTTAAAAGCTTCGTACACGGAATCTTGGTTCCGGTACCCCGCTGCACGGCCCGCTGCCGCTTTGCTCATGCCTCGTAAAAAATATAAAATTAACCTTTCTTCCTGGACCGAAAGCTCGGATAACTTTACACCCGCGTACGGGAAATGTGATTGGAGGTCCAGTCTATCTTGTTCGGTGACCTCGGTCGATTGATCTGTAGCTAAGCTCATATTCGTAAGCATATCTTATTTGTGGATAACTTGTAAATTTTTTGTGGAAAAAATTTTTTTTGAAAATAGTGAAATATATCGCTGAGACATCTTCTCCTTCTATCACCAGACACCGCACCCCGACCCGATTCACTTTCGCAATCGACAATTGACATTTGACCTTTGGAACCTTGTTTTGGTTTTTTCCCGTCGCCAGTCGCGTTCCGCTTTGTGTCGCCGTCAGTAGGTAAGTGTTATTAATTACTCAACTATGGAGGTTATATCATGAGTATATTCAATACTATAGGTCGTCTTACTTACAAGACACAGAGACTAGTTCAAGATACTACTATCGAACCAGTCAAAGCATTCAGCCAAGGCTATCAACAACAGAAAGCTAACCAAGCTAAGATTGATGAAGCAACAAAGGCACTGGAAGCATCAGGTGTTAAAGTTACACCAGATACATTCAAACCAGTTGTACCTAAACAGGCTGAGTTCAACTTCGAGGAAGGCAAATGAGAGATAATATACTAACGCTGGGTTACAAAGCCCAGCACCCTCTCAAGGCTAGAGCCATATCTTTCCTAGCTTACATCATCACTCTTCCTTTAATTCTTATCCTCGTAGCATTCATCACAATATTCACAGGCTACAAAACATTCGAGGATACATTCCTATCCAAAGACTAATCTACCAAGGGGGCTAACTACCCCCTATCCCCTCTCCATACTACTATCATCAGTGCGTGCGAGCATGTGCGAGCACGTGCATGTCTCATGCAAAATGGTTCCTTGTGTTCCACGGGAATGTGCAGAAGTGGAACCAAGTCGTGGAACCAGACATTTGCTTTGCAACCATGCATGTCTGCGAC